GAAATTTTTTCATATCAGAGTCCTATGTGATATTTATACTTTTTTGGCATTTGTCTTTCTATCGCCTAACAATCTGTCCAACAATTCATTGCGATCCAACACATGGCCCTGGCCTTGCTGTGGAGGGGCTCGATCTGAATCCACAAGTTTGGCATCCAGATTTGCTTTTTTCAACTGCAAATCGATCATTTTTAACTTCTTGCTCAACTTGGCCTGTTTGGCTGTGAGCGCATGCCCTAGCATGGCGCCTGCTACTGAAAATATTTCAGCAGCAAATCTTGAATCTACATTCATGCCTAGATCCATAAGATCCTTGTAACTGCCTTTGGCAAGATCGGCTAGTTCATCCATCTCACTATCTGATGAACTCAAGTCGCGCACACCCGGAAGGGCAGCATCAATCTTGTCGATAGCGTCATCGATTTCAGTCATCACAGACTGAGTTTGTTCGGGGGTGTAAACCAGATCCTCTTCAGGATCCGTAGAGGGCGGTAAGTCGAATAACTCTTCTAATTTCTTCATACCATATTTACCGGATTGATCAACCCGGCTTATGGAACATGTCGTCTTCAGTTATGACTCTAAAGTGTATGCCTGCTCGCTTGCACCAGGCCTGTGCTGCTGCCCATTTAGCATAGTTCACAGCAACCACAGCACGGTCTTTGCTATTCATCTTGCTTTCGATTATGCTTTGTTTTTTAGGTTTGATCTCAATCATCTCGGCTCGCTGCACATTGCCCTTAGTTCGGTACGTGATAAAAAAATCAGGCACATACATAGAGTTTTTGCCGGTGATTGGATTCTTGTAAGGTATTGCAATGCTTTCACTAGCCCACTGGATCACTGCATCATTCTTGTCACAGAATCGCATGAAACTGTGTTCCCACCCTGACCTATATCTAGGGGTGTTTTTGCCCACATACTTGCCTGGGTTTGTTAGCACATATGACCCATTTGCCCAACGGCTCATGCCAATACATTCCTTGCGGTGTAGTAGTTAGGTGTTACTGTGGCACCAAATCCCAACAATGTGCTACCACTTCGTAAGCTATTGAGATAGTAGGTCAGTGTCAAGGTAAGCTGTATTGAATCTTGACTTTCGATACTTGCTAATATGGCCAACACCGATGTCTTTGTTTGTTGCGCCACTCTAAACAAGGTTACAGTAAAATTGCCGGCGGCTTGGTCCGTGGTAAACACTGACCTCATATAACTATAAACTGTGTCATATTCTTCAGCGTTGACAAATGTTTCGTAGTCGTAGAATGAGTCAAAGATCCTGACTGTGAGATCTATATTGGTGTTGAGTGCGTTGACCGTATTGCCCATGTTATGGTCCAGGAGTTGGTCCTGTGGCTCGTGTTAGACTATTTGGATAATAAGTTTGAGAACTGGGTCTTGGAAAAGTTGTGACGATTGCACCATTGCGAACATATCCCGGAATGCTGGTTCTTAGAACATTTTTAAGTTGTTGATTGGCTTCTTCACTAATAGTCGAACGTATGTCTTTGTTCTTCCAGGTGTTGTATGCAGTGCTGGCTTTTTGTACTGCACCAATTGCACCTTTGAGATTACCACTTTCGATATCTTGTATTATACCAAGGCCAGCATCTACTAGGCCGCCCTGGCCTAGCACTGTGCCGGTACTGCCTGGTCGACTCAGGCTGGAACGTATGTTGTCATAGTATGCAGAATCTCCAAATCCAACCACGTTGGTATCTGGTCTGACCTGGCCAATAGCGCCTTCATAATATTTTACAGTTTCGTATTCTATGGTCATGCTATTCTGCATGATGCCCGTGCCTTGACTGTAATCATATGTGTCGTGATCCCAGGTCTTGATCAAGGGATTGATCAGCACGTAAGATACCCATTTATGTTGATTTAATCCATACACTGTGATATCTCGAAAAAATGCCTGTTTACCTGTTCTGATATCTTGTACATTTGTTCCGTCATTGTATGCTTCTCCTGCATATCCCCAATCATTCACAGGACGATCGTTGTTATAGATATCTCTGTGATTATACATGAATCCTGCTGCCGATTGATTCGCTCCACTGCTGCCATTTTCGGCTCTGGGTTTTAGATACGTCTGTGAAGGATCTTTGTAGTAGTAGCTGTAGTAGTTGTACCAAAGATTTCTAGTAAGAGATCCGCCATCATCATGGAATGTCATAGTCAACGCACCATAGTTGATTTTTTTCTGTATGAGTCTTTTTCGATTGTATTGGTTTAGCGTTTCAGTTTCCATAGTAAACTTGGGCAACTGTATGGTCTTGACCATAAGACCAATTTTTGCTTTTTCTTCTGTTGGAAATGCGTTGCGAAGAACATCCACACCGGTATTGACATTGAAGTATGAATGGAATAAGAACTTATTCCGAGGAGTAAGTTCGTATCCGTTGGGAAGAAAAGTCTTTGCAGCATGGGCGTAGTCTTTAAGACCTTGCCCACCAGCAAATTCTTTGAGGAAATCTTGTCCCCAAGCCATGTGCGATTATCCTGTGACTACGTCGTTGACTGTTCTAGCAATGGTACTACCAACACCTTGACCGTCAGGTACTTGATTGGCATTGTCGTAACGTATGGTCATTGTGATCTTCAGCGGTTCTGTACCTGTGGCATAAGAACTCTGACCGTAGTCTGCACTCTTGAGGTAACAACCATACAATTCCCAAGTCTCTAACACAGTGGGAGTAGCAGCACCATTGCCACCATCTAACACTTCAAACCGTGTGAGGAATTTGTAATCAATACCCGAAGCAGCACTTGCCATCTCCAAGAAATCCATCTGTTTCTGTAGTTGTTCCCCAACCAAGCGACTTACGGCACCTGACGCATCATCACGCAATTCGCATGTGACATCTGCCCAGTGATATTTGCCGGCCAGTTTGAGTTCACTGTTGTAGATTGGAATAGTGATATCGTCAAAACTTGCCACAGGGCGTTTGAAAGTCATCACTTGTTTGGTTAATTCTGTTCGAGGTGTGCTCACTCCAAAATTCTCAAATACCACCCTGAAGCGGTAACTGAGTTTGGGCATGAGCAAGCCTTGGTTACTATTGCTTTGATCGCTTGCCAAGGGCACTGTCATTCTTGTTAATGATGAAACGGCCATATATGTAATCTCCTATGCATTTATTTACCTCAGTTGAGGTCAAAAGAAATGGGGTGTTTCCGCCCCATTTTCTATTCTAACGGTGCCGTTAGATGCTAGTTTGGCTTGCGCTTTGTGAGTTAGCAATGGTGCCTGTTGCTTGTATTCTCAATGGAATGTAAATAAATTCCACTGCTTTCACAGGTTCGATCGCAATGTCGACCCATAGCTCATTGGCATCAATTCTAGCAGGTGTGTTGTTTGAATCATCACATATTACCAAGAAATCATAGATACCACGCTTGGCCACTAGATCGATACACAATGAATTCACAGCATTAGTGACTTCATTTCTAGTGATCTGGTCGTTTGGTTCAAATAAGAACTGCTTGCCGATCTCTTCTAATCTGCCACGCATGAATGCAATCAAGCGTGCCACATTGATACGATTCAACGCACTACTGACTCCATACACAGTCTTGTTACCAAAATTAGTAATACCCACGCCAGGAATAAAGGTGATTGGATTGATATTGTTGAGATATTCAATATCACGCAGTCCTTGATTGTTGCCAATGGTGGTAAATTCACCTGTGATACCGTCAATGTACCCAATTCTAGCAGCATTGTCAATCACCCCGCGGCGTGTACCGGCGGGTGCCAACCATGGATAACTCACTGCATCGCTGCGGATGATAGTGCGAACCATCATGTGGCTTGGTGCAGTAACTACAGCACTACCGCCTAGATCTGTGGTTTGGCAGCTAGGATAGAACACACCAGCATAAGGTGAATTGGAATTCAATCCATCACCGGCAAATACACCCTGGCCATTGTTGTTGGTAGCCCATGCTACGATATCTGTGCTGTTTGCTCCTAGACGCATAGGTGTATCACCTACAACAAATCCTGTGTCATTGCGTTCATTGTTCAATGCTACCATGTCAAGAATCAGTTCAGGATATGCTGTGCATGCCTGTAAGTTGAACTGTGCTTGATCTTCGCGCAGTGTGACACTGGTGTTAATAGCGGATTTTAATGCGGCAACTACCAAATTTCGTTGTGCGAAACGTCCCATGTTGGGCGATTGGTCTGCTCGATTGCCCGATGCTGTTACCCATGAGTTGGTTTCTAACAGGTCCCAATACGAAGTCTGTGTAGCAGGATTTTCATTAGTACCGGCTTGAATAGCCACATACAATACCGCGTTGTACAATACCTGGTCACCCACAGCATAGGTGGTGCTGCTGCTCCATGTGTTATAACTGAAAGTCTGAGCATTAAAATACCCAGCTTCAAATTTCTTCACATTGAATCCTGAACGGCGTAGATTAAACAACAACATACCTGCCGGATATAGATTGTAGTCTGGTGCATCAACATCTAAATAATTACTAGTAAGCAATGATGTGATACTTGGGATAGCATCTGTTATAGGATTTACAACACCGGTGCTGCTCCAACGTGCATCGTCAAACAACACACCATTTGATGTGGTCTGATCTGTGTTGTCAAGCAATACCCATTGATTTACGCCGCTGACTTGTTGCCAACGATTGATCAACGGGTACAGCTCAAGATCACTGGTGTCGATCCAGATATCGCCGTATACCAATGATGTTCCATCAGTCTGTGTGGTAGGTGCTGTAGCAGAAATAATAGGTCCAGTAGGATTAGTAGTGGATAGATTGAAACCGCGAGTATCGTTAGTTTCATTTTGATATCCAACCCAACCGGACCCGCTCTGGATCATGATATCTACTTGGCTAGGAGTTGAATAATACCAATATGTTCCTGATACAGGATCTTGATTTGGTGCTACTGCACTAGCTGTATAAACCAGTGGAATCCATCCACTGAGTTGTAAGAAAGCATCTTGATTGTTATCTACGATGTTGCGGCAACCTGTTGTGCTAGTAGTGAAACCTGCATCGGCAATAGGAGTGCCTGTGACTTCCTGTAAGAGGATCACACCACCTTGGCTTTGTGTTAATACAATAGCACCGGTGCTATTTACAGTAGCAACAACGTAAGGAAGACCTGCCGAACTTATAGCAGTGATAAAGTCAGCAGTGGTATTACCATTGATTGTAACTGTGACTGTGCTGCTAAGTGAAGTAGAATTTGCTATACTTGTGGTAATAGTAAACTGATCGCCATTGGTCACTGTTGGGGTACTAGTGCTACCTGTGATCACAGTTGCACCGCCAGGACTGCGTTCAAATACTTGCAGAGTGTAGGTGCTGTTGTAAGGATACGCTGTCACGGTGCTGGATGCTGGATCCACATTATATTGTGTATAGGTTGTGCCTGCAGGAATATTTCGGCCGCCACCTGTTGGGTCCAACGCAGCATTGGCATTCCAATCATTTTCGTAAACTGTGGCAGATTGCTGAACCCATTGTCCTAATACAGTTTTGTATTTTTCCACGGTTATAGCAGTACCAAGATTTTGCGGTGTGGTCTTGTTCCACACGCTGCCTGTAGGACGTGGTGTGGTATCTGTAGTTCTCCAACGCGGAAACACATAGTTTGGACTTTGTTGTATGCCAGGGGCATAGTAGGCCTCATCTGCGGTGAGGCCCAAGGTTGTGAGCAGTCCTGCGGTTGATCCAACAGAGTTGATCACGATGATACCATCATCAGCTGTGGAACCATCAGCTGTGGCTGT